GTGCTACACTTGGACATGGTTTAGGAGCAGTTCCTAAAATGATAATTACCAAAGGTCGTACTTATGCTAGTAGCTGGGCGACTTATCATGCTTCATTAGGTGCAACAAAAGTACTGTATTTAAGTGAAACAGATGCATCTGCAGATAATGATGCTATATGGAATGATGCCGAACCCACATCAACTTTATTTACTGTAGGTTCATCAAATCAAGTTAATGATGCTTATAATTATGTAGCTTACGTTTTCGCAGAAAAACAAGGCTTTAGCAAGTTTGGCTCATACACAGGAAATGGAGATGATGCTGATGGAACATTTGTTTACACAGGATTTAAACCTTCTTTTGTTCTGGTTAAAAAAACAAGTGGTACTGATGACTGGACACTATCTGACCATAAAAGAGATGTAGATGTATCTCCTAATTTTGCAAGATTAGCAGCAAACACTACTGCAGTAGAATCTGAAAATATTATTTGGGCAAGAATAAATAAATTTTCAAATGGTTTTAGACCTGGTGGAACTGATTCAGTTACTAATGAATCTGGTTCAACATACATCTACATGGCTTTCGCAGAAGCACCATTTGTCAACTCTAATGGAGTACCTTGTAACGCAAGGTAACAAAATTAATTAACATTTCTATCAGAAAACCCTTTATCTTTAATAACAGAATGATATATAGTGGGACTGGTGGGGAAAATGCCACCACACTTTCCCCTTCCTTTAATAATCTATTGAAATTCCCCACAATCTGATATAACTCTTAATAAACAGGTTTTTATATGTTACAGAAAATAGGATTTTTACCAGGATTCAATAAACAAATTACCCCTACCGGAGCCGAAGCACAATGGACAGGTGGGGAGAATGTGCGTTTTAGATATGGTACTCCTGAAAAAATAGGAGGGTGGAATCAATTAGGAGAAAGTAATTTAACAGGTGCGGCAAGAGCGTTGCATCATATGGTTAATAAATCTTCTCAAAAATTTGCCATCATTGGAACCAATAGAATTTTATACGCGTACACAGGTGGAGTTTATAATGACATCCACCCTTTAGTTAATCCATCAGGCACAGCCATCACCAACGCATTTACTACGAGTAATGGTCAGAAAGAAGTTACTATTACTTTTAGTGGGGCTCATGGATTTGTAGCAGGAGATATTATTTTATTTGGTGATGCTGGTACTTTTACTTCCATTACTAATTCAGATTACACATCAGCTGATTTTGCAGACAAAAAATACATGGTAACGTCAGTACCAACTCTCACTACCATTACGATTACTATGGATAATGCTGAAACAGGATCAGGAGCTACAACTTCTGGTGGTATTACTTATTATAGATATTATTCAGTAGGCCCAGCAGAACAAGTTGGAGCCTATGGATTTGGTATCTCTTTGTATGGAGGTAATATTTTAGGATCAACTACCACGACTTTAGATGGAGCTTTACTAGATGATACTGCAGGGACAGGGGGATCAGGGACCACGGTCGATGTAGCAAGCACAACTGGTTTTCCTTCATCAGGAACAAATTATTTTCAAGTAGGCACAGAAGAAATTTCTTATACAGGAGTAACGTCTACAAGCTTTACTGGAATTACAAGAGCTGTAAGAAATTCTACAAGAGGCGCTCACTCCGATGGTGCAACAGTTACTAATACTTCAAGCTGGACTGGATGGGGTTCTGCAGCAGCTAATACAGATAAAGTAACGGATCCCGGTCTTTGGTCCTTGGACAATTTAGGGACAACTCTTATTGCTTTAATTCATAATGGAGCTGTCTTTGAATGGGATGCAGATGCAACTAATCCAACTGGAACCAGAGCTACTGTTATTTCAGGTGCACCAACAGCGTCTAGAGATATGTTAGTCTCTACTCCGGATCGTCACTTAGTTTTATTTGGAACAGAAACAACTATAGGTGACACAACAACACAAGATGATATGTTTATCAGATTCTCTTCTCAAGAGGACATAACTACATGGACACCAACAGCAACCAATAGTGCTGGTACACAAAGACTGGCGGCCGGCTCACGGATCATGGGAGCTAAACTTGGTAGAAACGCACTTTATGTATGGACGGATACCTCATTATTTACCATGCGTTTTGTGGGTCAACCTTTTACATTTGCCTTTGAACAAGTGGGAACTAACTGTGGACTGATTGGAATGAATGCAGCTGTCGAGGTGGATGGTACTGCTTACTGGATGTCCGATAATGGTTTCTTTAAATTTACTGGTAAACTAGAATCGATGGACTGTTTAGTAGAGGATTATATCTATGATGATCTTAATACCACTTCTAATCAATTAATTTACTGTGGTATTAATAACTTATTTGGAGAAGTAATTTGGTTTTATCCAACCTCTACTTCCAACGTTGTTGATAGATGTGTTACGTATAGTTATTTAGATTCAAGTCCAGAAAGACCTATCTGGTTTACTAATGCCAGTTCTTTATTTAGAAGAAGCACTTGGCAAGATTCAGCTGTCTTCGGTTTACCCCATGCAACATCCTATGACGCTGGTACAGATACATCCTTTGATGTAACCGGTAACACCGATGGAACTACTATTTATTATGAACATGAAACAGGAGTTAATTATATTAAAGGTGGAACCACATACGCTGTTCCATCTAACATTCTTTCCGGAGATTTTGATATCACCCAAGATCAAAAACAAGGAATTACATTTAGAGGGGA